AAACCGATCGCCGAGTCCGCCTCTGTAACGAGGCCTGCGGTCCTGATAGCAACCCCGGCAAGGGCGAACGATGAAACAGCCTCTGTAGACAGGGCAGCCGGCCGCGCGACTCCCAGGGCGAGCGACGTTGCCGTCTCGGAAGCAATGCCGGTGGCCAAGGCCTGTGAGCCAGAGAGCGCCAGCGCTGCATCAGTTTCCGTCGCGAGCCCAAGCGGCCCGGCCGCGCCCATCGGAAGAGGCGTGTCCGTTTCAGTCGACAAGCCGGTGGCCGTGACCGCGACGCCACTCAGCGTCAGTGCAAGCTCCGCATCGCTTGCGATGCCCGGTGCGGCGATCTGCTTGCCAGATAGAGCAAGGGCCGTGCTGCTCTCGATAGCGACGCCCAGGCCCATAGCTACGGCGAGGCCTAGAGCCGTGTCTGCCTCACTCGAAACGCCTGTTGAGCCTATCTGCGTGCCGACGGTCGCCCCGTTGAAGCCGTCGAAGATCGACAGGACAGGCCCGGCCTGGCTGAGATAGGTTCCGGCCGAAAACGCGGCGGCGGCGGCAGCTAGATCAACCTGCCTCGTCTCATTAGTGAGCGCCGACCAACTCGACGGCGGGTCTGCACCGGAACTCGCCGCGTATTCGGCGTAAACCTTGTCATCGCCCGAGCCGCCGTGGCGGATGCTGACCCACGCATGATTGGTCGCATCATAGACGGTTCGCGATCCAACCCCGCCAAGCGAGCCGTTGATCCAGCGCACGAGCTGGAAACCGACATTCGTGCCGTTGTTGTCGATCAGGATCGCGTACTGATTGAGCGGGTCCGGTCCGACCGAGAGGAGGCACTGCTGGCGCAGCGGGATCGAGCCCGGCGTGATCTTGATGTAGGCGCGCAGGCCCGAGCCCGAGGTGAAGTCATAGGCGTCGGGCGTGACCCGGCTGCGGAAATTCACTCCGGCAGTGCTCGCGGGCGGTGTGATCTCGGTGCGCTGATTGGCCTCGGCGATTGTCCCGCCCTGCGCGGCGGCCGGATAGAACGGCAGCCCGTTCAAGCCCGTGACCGTGTTGTCGTCGAAATTGTCGTTCGCCGGAGCCGTGGTGAGTGCCGTCACCTCCTTCAACGCGAGGAAGACTCCGGCCGCGTCGCCCGAGACGCCAAGCGTCGGGTTGCTGGTTTCACCAGTCGATGTGTCGATGATGAACTCGCCCCACACGGCCACTGCGTTCGTGCCGTTCTGGCTTCGCGTGTTGGTGATCTGCGAAAAGCCCGACGAAGCCGTGAGCGCAGTGACGGTATTGGCTTCCTTGCCGAGCCCGCGGAAATAGAGGCGGGATGCACTCGACAAACCGGAGAAGGCCGCCGATCCAAAGTCGTTCGCGGCATTGACCGAGTTGCCCACGGCGTTGGCGCTCGGTTCCGTGTCGACCATGATCCTGGTGCCAGCGGCCTTGGTGAACTTCCAGAACGAAGCGCACTTATCGACTGCCGCGCTCGCGAGGTTCATGGTGATCGTCGAGCCGGTGTTGAGCGTGGCTGTAGGCTCGAACAGCCACACCGAAACCGTGACGCCGCCAGCCGCCGCTCCACGCGCGTTGGTATATTCAGCGAGCTTGCGCCACTTGCCGGTCCCGCCCGTGACGCTGGTATGATCTTTGACGTTGGCGCCGGTCGTGGTCGAGACGTTATCGGTGCAGATCACCAATAAGCCGAAGTCGCCGCTCGCAAGCGAATTGGTCGCAGTTGTAAGGGTGAAGCTCGTTGAACTTGCGCTGCTGGTTCCGGTCCCGAGCGTGCCTACGGAGGCTATTGCCATGGGTCAGCGCCTTCCTTGGCCGAAGGCGGCCGGCTTAGCTCGCCCGGAAGAAAACGCCGGTCGTCATCTGGATGTCCGCGCCGCTCGGGGTCATCGCGAAATCGAACATCGTCAGCGGCAGGATGTTGCTGTCGGTGCCGCTAGTTGTGTCGTTGTCGTAGCAGACGAGGATCTTGCTGATCGCGTTGCCGCTGGCTGCTGTCCAGGTCGTCGTCGGAAGCGAGATGTCGTAGCGATCGTTGGCGTCGTCGGGAGCCGGGAAAGACGCAAGATCGCTGTCGGTCAACGTCTTGCGTCCCATCGTGGTCTGCTCGTTCGTCGCGCCCGAAAGCACGGCAGCAAGGTCGTCCTTGTCGATCAGCGTCGCATCGCTTTCGAGTCCACTGGTCTCGATCGGAACAAGGATAATCGCCGAGTTGGCCGGGTCGTTCGATTTCACGCGATTATAGAGCTCGGCGACGCGGCCCTTGCTTATGTTGAATACGATGTTGGCCAATTCAGCCTCTCCATTCAGAGGTCATCAGGCCCAGAGAATACGTCCGATGCGGCGGTGTCTGTAGGTTCAGACACCACAAAGGGTCAGAGTGTCGAAACCGAGCATCTTGGCGAGGGACTGAGCATGCGGCATGTTGTCTGCCACGGCATCGACGCGACCTGGCCAGCGATCAGCGGTTTGGGTGAAGGCGATGACCCCGTCGAATGTCTGCTCGGCCATTGCGGACTTCGCCTCATCCCACACCGACCGCCCACGCCCGAGCACCAAAGCCGATCTATTGGATCCCAAGCGGTAATTCTCGCCGACCCACGGATCGGCGGTCACGTCCCACGGCTTCACGTTGCCGGGAAAGAACATGATCGCCCCATCCTTGGCTGAGCCCCACCGAACGACGCCGTCACGCGGTCCCCATGTCGCCTCGCCCCGTCCGAGAATATGACCGAGCCATGCCTGATCCGAACCGACATACAGCCGGCTCGCCTCCTCGGCGCCTTCTGGTGAGAACTGCTCATAGACATGCGGTCGGCAGCCAGCGGTCATCAGCATCATCGAGCCGTTGTAGACCCACCTCTGTCCGACCTGAGACGGGCCGCAGATGACGAAATCCTCCTTGCGCGATAGGATGCGATCGATGTTCGAACCGATCACGCAGTCCAGATCCATCGAAACGAAGCGCTTGCCGAATATCCTTCCGGCGCCGCGGCTGAACATGACGAGCCGGCGATAGCAATTCGGGCGTCCGCGCTTCCATCTCGCGGTCTCCAGCCCAACGAATTCCCCCGGCGGCTTGATGATGCGGATTGATGGATCGATGCCCTCGGGCATGTCCGTCACGCACGACAGCTTGAACGGAAGCGTGCAGTGGCGCCGGATCATCGCAGCCCAGATGTTCACATGAAGCGCAGTGAAGTTCGTGCGCCCTCCCGGCTGCCGCCAAAGCCAAGTAACGATATTGATCACAAAACCCGCTCCCACTCGAATTGCAGCACCTTGACCTCATGCTCCTCGCCGCGCTTCCATTTGGCTCGGGCAATCGCTTTCTTCGCTTCTGGATCGCGGCCATCCTTGCGCACGAGAGTGGTGGTCGAGGCATCGGGAACGAGACCACGCCAGTATCGGGTGAGTGCGACCTTCTTCAGGTGCCCGCGCCGACCGACCGTGAAGGCGCGCTGCTTGAACAGCCCGTCGGTGCCGTAGACGCCGCAATAATCCTCGTCGTAGCCGCCGATTCTCCAGTAGAGATCCTTCGTCAGCACGAAGCTGTTGGGATGCGGCTTGGGCTTGCCGTTGGTGCCGATCGTTGGAAGTCCGGTGTCCGCCTCCACGCGGTGGAGCGTATAAATCATGTCGGGCTCGAGCAGGTCGATGCGCTTGAACAGCTGGAGCGCGTTCTCCGCAGTCAGCATGTGATCCATATCGGTGAGCAGCAGCCACCCGTCGTCAGCGACATGGGCACCGAGATTGCGCGCAGCGTGCTGGTGCCAGGGCCGGTCCTCGGTAACGCGGTAGATGGAGAGCGCGGGAAGGCCGTCAGGGCGCGGAACATCGATCGCTGGAGCTGTGGGCGACCCGTCGTCGACTATGATCACCTTAAGTCGAGCCTTCAAATCCTCCGGCCACTCCAGCCAGCACCCGTAATGCAGCTCGAGCATCGAACTATTGTCGTAATAGGGCATGATGAGCGTGATCATGCGAGCGCCTGCGTCCTCGTGCACCACACCGGAATTCCGACCTCGCGAGCGATGATCGAGGCCTGCTTGGGGCAGCTCTCCATGAAAAACTCGACGCCCAGATCCTTGACGAGGCGCGCCTTCCATCCGCCGCGGCCGCCGGCGAACTTCATCGCTTGCATCCGCTCAGCCTTCGAGTGGAAAGGCGTCATGTGAAGCGCTTCGAACTGGATGCCGTGACGCGCGAGCCACGCCTCTGTTTCGGGCCTATAGCGCTCGAGCCTGCCGGTAACGATATGGCCGATCGGGCGCTGTGGGATGAACAGCGGCTCGACGTCCCTCAGGAACTTTGCATAGCGCGGCCCGTCATCGTTCTCTTCCTTGGTATTGTCGCGGCAGAGGACGCCGTCGAAGTCGAAGCCCCAGCGCGGAAGGCGAATATGCTTCTGCATGTTCCAAGCGAAGGCGCGCGGGCCGTGAACGACCTCGAACCACAGATCGCAGACGCTGGACGGCTCGACCTGATAGGGCCCGAATACCGCCAGCCGCGTGATCTTCGTTCCTTTGGGGAGCAGCGAGACAGCGCGAGCCATTGCCCGGCCCTTGTTGCAGCTGTCGTCGACCAGCAGGACGCGCTTGCCCATCGGCGCCGGCTCACCGCTTCGGCCGTGAACGATGCCCTTGCCGTATCCGACGACGTCGGCGAGTGGCAACTGCAGGTGCGTGGCGATCATTGCCGCGGGGATCATGCCCGAGCGGGGAATTCCGACCACGACGTCGAACTGGCTGCGATCGATGCGATGCAGATTCACCGCGATGACCTGGGCCATGTCGCAGATGGAGCGGACGCTCAGCATGGCTTCCGTCCTCTCAGCCCCATGTTCACCGCCCTGTGCTTTTTCGCCCCGCGCGGTTCCTTGACCTCCTTCATGTCGACTAGCCCCGCCTTGGCGAAGCATTCCAGCATGTAGCGCGGCGTCAGGATCGCGCGGTGCATCCAGTGAGTGCCAGTGCCCTTGCGGTTGTAGTTGAGTAGTCGGCCAGTGCCCCAGAGGAACGGATGGTAGCGATGGAGATCGCCGCGCCACTTCCCTGGCTTGGGCCCCTCTCTGCCTTCCTCCCATTCGAGCAGTTCACGCATCATCCGTGCGCCGTCGACGGTGTGGACCTCGAGCAATCCCCCGGGCTTAAGGATGCGGACCCATTCCTTGATTGTTGGCTCAACTTCGAACCATTCGACATGTTCGATGCAGTGCGAGGAGTAGACCTCGTCGAATGTCTCATCCGGAAAGGGCGGTGATCTGGCATCGCCGATGTGATCGGTGATCGGCGTCGAGACAGCGTTGAGGGTTTCGAAGCCGGGCAGGCGTTCGTTACCTGGCCCGATCTCCAGGCACCTCACGGCTTGGCTTTCGCTCGCCGCTTCCTGCGCCGTCTGACGGGTTTGGCCTTGGGCTGTGGCTCGCGTTCGTCAGAAAAGCTCCCCTGGCCGTCTGTCGGCCTTGGCGCCTTCGCGATGGCTTCAGCAATCTCAGGTGACGGTGCCGGCACCTTCGCATCGATCTCGGTGATGTCGAGGAAGCCGAACCGGCGCGCACGGGCCACGTCTGCAAGCTCGAGCGTGCGCTCGGTGCCCGCAGCAACATAGACCGTGCCGCGGTTGAGCGTACGCAGCCCTTGCGCGTGCGTGCTGTTGTTCTTGACCCGGTGCGCCACCGGAACTTAGCTGCCTGAGGCTGACGTGATCTCGTCGATGTACGCCATCGCGCCCGGAAGCCGGATCTCGGTGCCGCCGGTACGGGCAATGACGCCCTGCTGATAGTGCATCAGCCCGACACGGTGAACCGGAAGCACCCGGCGCGGCATCGGCAGATGGAACTTCAGCACCTGCGGATCCTTGCGATAGACGATCATGCGGCCGCCACCATCCGGAGAAGCCGTGGCCAACGCACGCAGTGGAGCGATGTCGAGCGGCTGCCCGGTCTCGGCGGTGTAGATGTTGTTCTTCCGCATGTAGTCGAGAGCCGACATCGTCCCGCCGGAATCGGTCAGGCGGCGAGTTGCGGCGAGACGGAACGCCTGCGGGGGCAAGCGAACCGTATCGGCCTGCTCAACCTCGCTGGAGTTGGCGCGAACCGCCTCCAGGCCGGCGTTGACGTCGGCCACCATCTCGTCGGCGTCCTTGCCGTACCAGAACGTGGAACCGGAAACGACCGCGGCGTCTTCGGCCTGCACGTTGGGATCATTGGCAAGTCCGGTGCTGTTGACCTCGGCCGAGCCCTCGATCGCGATGTTGTAGAGCAAACGCTCCACGTCATCGGCGGCGCCCATCGCATCATCGTTGGTAACGTTGATGTTGTAGAGCATGCCCTGCTCGGTCTCTTCGAGGCTCCATTCCCAGCCTGCACCGACCATGAAGAAATCATGGGTTGCGAGCGAGCGGGTGGTCTTCCCGAACGGGATGTCCTTGGCCTTGCCGCTGATGATCTTCGCCTGGCCGCTGTGGTCCGCGATGCGGAACTGTGTGCCGATCGACCAGGGGCTGCCCTCGGTGACGACAGGAACGCTGTCGGCGTAATTGTACGAGGGATAACGGCGCTGGTAGATCGCCGTCTCGATATTGCGTCCCTGCGAGGTGACGAAGGCGTAGGCGGCCTGCTCGTCAGAGATAAACTGGGGCATGGCGGTCATCTCGTGAGGCTCCCTACAGGCGACGGTTGCCGAGTGAGACTTCGACGATGTCGCCGTCCCCTCCGCTGGTTTCGAAACGTGCTTCCGGAATGGCGACGTTCGAGCCACCGCTCGACGTGCCATACTTGCCGGTGCTGCTGTTCCAGTAGACGTCGTCGCCAGCAGCGACAGTCGCGCCGGCGGTGACGAAGATCGAGCCCTGCGTCAGCAGAGCGGCCGCCATGTACTGCGGATAGGAGTCGGGATTGGACTCGTTGGCCGGAACCGCGCGATTGAGGATTGCGATGCCCAGGAAAGCGCCACCTGAAACCATCACGCGGCACAGGTGGTCGCCGGCCGGGGAAGAGTCCGCGCTGCGAGCTGCGGGCTGACCGAAGCCGAGGCCTGCAGCCGTCTCGACCGTGCGGCTGATCGAGTTGAAGGTTTCCTCGTTCGCGATCGCGCCGGGCAGGCCGATTGCGGGATTCTCGGAATAAGTGCTCTGAGCAATAGCCATTTCGATCTTCCCTTTACGCGGTCTGCAGATGCTTGGGCTGCGATGCCTTTGCGAGGTCGGCTACCATCGCTTCGTAGGCATCGCGTACCTGGGCATCGTCGGTCTTGACGGTGGCGCTGTCGCGGATAGCGTCGCGGAGCGGATCGCGATCTTCGACCTTCGCATCCTTGGTCAGGACCGCGAAAGCCGCGCCGATCTGCTTGGCGTCGTAATCCTTGGCCGCGTCGCCCATCTTGGCGTCGACCACCGCCTTCATGATGGCGTCGGCATCGGCGTCTTCGGCGAACTGAACGCCGAGCACCTTCGCCTTGTCGCAGACGAGCGCATAAGCCTTGGCTTGGTCGCGCAGCTGGGCTGGAGTGACCTTGGCGTCCTCGACCGCCTGCTTCAGCGTGACGATTTCCGCGTCCCGCTCAGCAATCTTCGTCTTGGCGTCGTTGAGATCGGTTTCGACCTTGGACTTGGCGTCGGCCACATCCTTGAACTGGTTCTGCAGCTTCGTGATCGCCGCCTCGGCTGCATCAGTGAC